GATACCTATGAAGAGGTGTCAGAGTGGTTAAAAAGGCAGGGGGAGGAGGTCCACCTTTCCAGTGTCGGACGGTACGGCAGGAAATTTTTAAACAAGTTTGAGAGCGTCCGGGTTGCAAAAGAGTTTGCAAAGCTCCTTGCGGAGGATAATGTAGACCGTCCGGCAACGGAGCTGCATGAGGCAAACAACCTACTGGCGAGCCAGATCATTATGGAGGCGCTGGTGGATGACAGCATGGACGCAAAGCAGCGCACGGAGGCAGCAAAGAGCATCGCATCGCTCCAGCGGGCGCAGGTATCCAACGAGAAGTTAAAGATCGAAGCGCGCAAGGAACAGGGCGCGGTACATGTGGCGATGGACCTACTGAAGGAAAAGGTATTTTCAGAGATCGGGCAGAACTATCCGGAGATCGCTGCAAAGCTTCTGGAGCTGGCAGAAAACACGGAAAAAGAGTTGACGCGGATGCAGTGACAGACAGTAGGGAAAAACGGGCGCATTTCCTGTTTTTATGGCTCAGGCAGGGGATTGTGGCACAAAGAGGAATCAAAGGGCTGTTTAAGGCGGTTAAAGCGGTTTTTAAGGCGGTAAAAAAACATGCAGTAGCCTTACTGCGCCCGGAAGGATGTGGACAGAAATGGAAAGCTGGAAAGAGAAGGCTGCAGCGTACTGGAATGACGGCCTGCGGGTCGAGGACATATCGGTGCTTCTGGAGGTTTCACGGCAGAGCATATCAGCGTATTTAAAAACGCTGCCGGGATATGCCGAGGAAAAGGCGCGGCGGAAGCGGGAAAGTGCAGCACGGCGTCGGGAATATAAGACGGAGAAGCAACGGCAGTACCGTGCGGTATCTGGGATTATGGCAGTGACCGCAGAGACAATGCGGAGAGAGCATGACCTTGCGGCATTGGAATTATCAAGGGAGATCTATCATTAAAGGGGCTTAAAGCTCCTTTTTAAATTGCTTAAAAAGAGGTTTAAACACGATGAATGGCAGTCTGGCGGAGCAGTTTAAGGAGCAATTAAATAAAAGGGATTCCGTCAGGGACAAAAACCTTGCAGCAGGGCGGAAGGATTTCCGGACATTCTGCGAGCTGCGGAAACCGGATTTCTATAAATCGGGGCGGGAGTATCAGGGAACACTGTGCAGCACACTGCAGGCGGCCTATGAGAAACGGCTGGTCAGTGAAAAGACAGGGAAACCCATAAAATATCTGATCATCAACCTGCCGCCCGGATTCGGGAAGTCCTATACGCTGGCGAACTTTGTGAACTGGTGCTATGGGCAGGATGTGAAGAACAAGGTGATCACGGTGTCTTATAACGGGATCATCGCGCCGGAGTTTTCCCGGACGGCAAAGGACATGATCCTGGAGGAAGAGACGCCAGGGGAGGAATCCTATGTGACGCGCAGCTTTTTCCCGGGGCTGAAAGTGAAGTACGGAGACAGCAGCGTCATGAAGTGGAGTCTTGAAGGGAGCTATACCAGCTACCTTGCCACCAGCTTTGACGGTACGCTGACTGGTATGCGTGGCAACATTATTATTATTGATGACCCGATTAAGAGCGCGGAGGAAGCTGTCAATGATGCCGTGAAGGAAAAGCACTGGAACTTTTTCAAAAACACATTGTCATCCCGTATGCTCCCGGGGGCACTGTGTATCATCGTACTGACCCGGTGGGCAACAGATGATCTTGCCGGGCGTGTCATGGATAAATTTCCGGATCAGTGTTATGAGTTAAAGATTCCGGCGCTTACGGAGGACAGCCCGGAAGGGGTCAGCACCTGCGAGGATCTGTACCCGACAGAAGACCTGCAGCAGAAACGTGAGACGCTGGATGAGGAGATTTGGGGCGCGAACTATATGCAGGTGCCAGTGGACAAGAAGGGCGCACTGTACGGGGAGTTCAAGACCTATGATGTGCTGGATCCGGACAAATTCGAGAAATTCCTGAACTATACGGACACGGCGGATGAAGGGGCTGACAGCCTGTGCAGTATCTCAGGCGGGCAGATTGGACGTTATGGTTATGTGACGGACATTTACTATACGGATGAGCCGATGGAAGTGACCGAGCCGGAGACGGCGCGGCGGTTGCAGGCTGCGGGTGTACGGGAATGCCTCATAGAGTCGAACAATGGTGGTCGGGGCTTTGCCCGCAACGTGATCAGGAACTTAAAGGAGCTGCACTGCCATAAATGTTCGGTCACATGGTTCCACCAGTCCAAAAACAAGCGAACGAGGATACTGACGAATGCATCAAACGTGATGGAGCAGGTCATCATGCCATCAGACTGGAAACAGCGGTGGCCTGTCTTTGCACAGCATGTCAGCAGGTACCAGCGTAAGGGTAAAAATGACCATGACGATGCGGAAGATGCACTGACCGGATTTGTGGAGCTGCTCAACGGGGATGTGAAGGGAAAACGGAAAGCAAGGGTCGGGAAAAAGAGTCGGCTTGGGCTGTAGGAGGAGATATGTATAAATTTCGCAGGGATCAGGTGCTGGATCCGGAATTTCTGACAAAACTGGTAGAACGGTTCAAAAAGGAGTATGTCCCGCGCTTTATCCGCGACCAGCAATACTATGAGGTAAAGACGGAAATCTTAAAGCGGACGATGACGGACGGTAAGCCGAATAACAGGCTGGCGCACGGCTTCTGCCGCTATATCACAAATATGGCGACCAGCTATTTTGCAGGAAAACCGCTGGGATACATCGTGGAGGACAATGAATATCAGGAGGCATTGGAAAATCTGTTTCAGAGAAATTATATCGACAGCCTGAATTTTGCGGTATCCAAGGAAGCCAGTAAAAAGGGAATTGGATTTTTGTTGATGTTCCTGAATGAAAAGGGCGATCTGCGAATCAAAAAGATGGATGCGGAAACGATTATCCCGGTCTATTCTTCATCGTTGGATGAGTTTTTGGAGGCGGCGGTTCATATCTGGGAAGATTACGACATTGACAATACGCTGCTGTGTGAGTATGCGGATGTGTATGATGATACGTTTATTTACCATTTCAAGCGGGAAAATGGTGTAAAAAACTATACGCCGATGCCGGAGAACCCAAAGGAAGCGCATCTGATGGGAGATATCCCGGTGATCGTGTTCTGGAACAATGAGGAACAGCAGGGGGATTATGAACCTCATACGTCCCTTGTGGATGCGTATGATAAAGCACAGTCGGATACTGGCAATGACATGGAATATTTTACCGACGCTTACCTGTGGATCAAGGGCGCAAGCGAGATTGTGGAGGCGGCTTTGACCGGGGAAGATGGCGAAGGGGACGGCGCAAGGGCGGTCCGGGACTTTCGGAAAAACAAGCTTTTGATGCTGGACGAGAACGGGCAGGCAGGGTGGCTGGTCAAAAATGTCAATGACACGGCAACAGAGAACTATAAAAACCGCCTGTATAAAGATATTTTCTTTCTGGCTCAGGTACCGGCGCTGTCGGACGAGAGTTTTGCCGGGAACCTGTCGGGGATCGCGATCAAGTATAAGCTGATCGGCGTGGAGGAGCTGGCGCTCATGAAGGAAAACTGTTTCCGCTCTGCACAGACGAAGCTGATCAGGATGCTGACGGAATACCTGAACACAAAGATGAACAAGGACTGGAACCCGGACAGCGTGGAGCAGAAATACGAGAGGAATTTCATCGACAATGATGCGGACATCATTAGCAATGCGCGTCAAGTGGAAGGGATCGTATCCCATGAGACGCAGTTGGGGATGCTGCCGGGATCGATCGTCGATGATGCACAGGAGGAGCTGCTGCGGATCCGGCAGGAGGCTGCCGATGAGGAGCAGATCCCGATGGCAGTGGTATGACAGGCGGTAAACCATGGGGAAAAGGCAGGAGAAGGGATACTGGGATAAGCGTGTCCTAAAGGACAAGGCAAGGGACGTCAACAATGCGGAGAAGTTTTTGCAGAAGAACCAGAAGGCGCTGTATGCGCAGGCGGCAAAGGAGATCCAGCAGGAAATTGAAAAGCTGTATGGGAAATTTGCAGACCAGCAGGATATTTCCATTGCGGAGGCGCGGCGGCTGATCCGTGGAGCGGACTTTAAAAAGATCGATTGGCAGGGCATGATCCGGGAGTCCATGGAGCTGCGGGAAAAGATCCGGGCAGGGAAAGGGATGCTGCCGGAGGAAGTGATTGAAGCGCTGGAAAAGCAGCATAAGGAGCTGGAAGACAGGATGGCAGCGTATACAAAGCGAGGGCAGATCTCCTATCTGGAGCTTAGGCAGGTCGAGATCGAGCGGAAGCTGCTGGACCTGTATGATAAAAACCAGCAGAACCTGTATGAGTACCTGCACAGCGAATATGAGGACGGCTATTACAGGCAGGTGTATAACACACAGCAGCATGTGGGGTTCGGCTATGATTTTGTGCAGCCTTCCAGCGAAGCGGTTGACCGTGCGATCCTGAACCGGTATGACCGCCGGAATTTTTCCAAGACGCTGTACCAACATTGCGAACATTTTGCAAAGGACCTCCGGGAGAATCTGGTGGTCGGGCTGATCCGGGGCGAGAGTCTGGAGCGGATGGCGGCGCGGATACAGAACAGGATGGGCGTTGCCTACAGCGCGGCGAAGCGCCTTGTAAGGACGGAGACGGCGTATATCTACGAGCAGGCGACAAAGGACGCCTACGAGGCATGTGGCGTCGAATGGTATGAATTTCTGGCGACGCTGGACGGGAGGACCAGCGAGGCATGCCGGGAGCTGGATGGGAAACACTTTAAGGTCAAAGACGCCATGCCGGGGAAGAACTACCCGCCGATGCACCCGAACTGCCGCAGCACTACGGTGGTCTGGTTCCCGGGGGAAGAGGAGAAAAAGAAAACGACCAGCCGGATCGCGAAGGACGGGGCGGGGAAATATTATGAAGTTCCGGCGGATATGACCTACAAGCAGTGGGCAAAAAAGCATAGCGATGGGCAGGCATTGATGACCTATGAGGAAAAAAGGGCATTGAACCAATATATTAGTTTTGAGGCATACACAATCAATGATGCACTTCGTAATAATCGGAAACTGACGGTCAGAGAGGATACGTTGGTTAAACAGTTGGATGGGGCACTGGATAAACTTGCAGATTATCAGGGGACAGTAATCAGGTGTCTGGACATTGCTGATTTAGAGGCTTTTTTAGGAAGCTACCAAATTGGTGGGGAAATTATTTACGAAGAATATACATCCTGTTCCACAGAAGAAGGATATAATCCTACTGCAAACGTGATGATTTACCGGAAGTCTACCAAAGGGAAGGATCTGACTGGCTTGAATACTGCTGAAAAAGAGGTATTATATAAGAGAGGCAGCAAGTTTAAAGTAGAAAATATTGTAGAGCAAAATGGTGTGATTTTCATTATGGAGGTAGAGGCATGAGTGAGAAAAAAGCGGCTCCTTTTTCCCATCCCAGATGGAAGGATATTCCGAAACCAGAGGTCATAGGGCATTGTGAGGTAAGTGAGGAAGAGAAGAATGATCCAGAGTTCCTTGCTTTCATTGAGCGGGAGATGGAAAGAAGAAAAAAGTTAGAACAGAGGAACTGAAAACTTTATGTGGTAGGAAAGGGATTACACGCAAAACGTGTAGTCCTTTTTATATACAAATTTTTAGGAGGACAACCAAATGGCAGAAGAAAAAACAGTAACGACAACCGCCGCTGAGACCGGGGAAAAACCGGAGGCGGCAGAGGGCACAGTGCAGGAGAAGCCGGAAGCTGCGGCAAGGACCTATAACCAGGCATATGTGGACGACCTGATCGAGCGCCAGAAAGCAGCACAGGAAGCGGCAGTGGCTGAGGCCCTGAAAGTGGCGGGCATGGACAAGGATGCCAAGGAAAAGTATGAGCAGGAGCAGGCGGAGGAGAAGATGGCAAAGCGGGAGGCAGACATTGCCCGCCGGGAGCTGAAGGCGGATGCCCGTGAGGTGCTGGCGGAAAAGCAGATCCCGACAGAGTTCTTGGACATGCTCCTTGGCAGCGACTTAAAGGAAACCAAAGCGAATGCAGACGCCTTTAAAACAAAGTTTGACGCTGCGGTACAGGCGCAGGTGGAAAAGCGTCTGGCAGGTAAGACGCCGCAGGGCGGCAATGGCAGCCAGTCCGGGACAAGCATGAAATCCGAGATTGAGAAATACATGGCGTAAGGGGAGGAAAAAGACATGGCATTAAACACATTAGAGTATGCAGTACAGCTCCAGACTATCCTGGACAATGCGGCAGAGGCAGCGCTGACCTCGAACTGGATGGATGCGAATGCAGGACAGGTACAGTATGACGGTGGCAACAAGGTAAAAATGCCGCAGATGGAAGTGACCGGCTTAAAGGATTATGACAGGGACAAAGGTTATCCAGATGGCTCCGTGACCCTGAAATTTGAGGATTACACCATGACCCAGGACCGTGGAACGTCCTTCCAGCTGGATGCGATGGACATCAACGAAACCAATTTTATCGCAAACGCAACCCGTGTGGTGAGCCTTTTCCAGAAAGAGCAGGTCGTACCGGAAATTGATGCATACCGCTATTCTAAGCTGTATGCGCTGTTAAAGGAGGGTGGAAAAAACACGGACTATACCGTGGCAGATGATACTCTCTGGGATGCGCTGATGGATGATATCGCAAAGGTAAGGGATGTGATCGGCGAGGAGATTCCACTGGTCATTTCCATCCGTCAGGCGGTTAAGTCGAGACTGGAAAAAAATGCGAAGTACCAGAAAGTGGTCAATGCAGCACAGTTTACGGCAGGGAAAATCCAGACGAACCTGAACCAGATCGACAACTGCTATCTCAGACCGGTGCCCTCTGCCCGGATGAAGACTGCCTATGTATTCCGCGATGGTAAGAGCGGCGGAGAGGAAAAAGGCGGTTTTGCACCGGATGAAGCTGCAAAGGACATCAACTGGATTATTACACCCCAGAATGCACCGATCGCAGTAACAAAGCAGGATAAGATGAAAATCTTTGACCCGGATACTTTCCAGAAAGCGGACGCATGGTTTATCGGATACCGCCGGTACCATGAGCTTTGGTTGCCGAAGACGAGATATGAAAGATGTCTGGTAAATGCGGAGGCAGTAGGATGAAGAAGCGGATGAGAAGGCTGAACATGGTGCACTATGCAGCAAGTGAGGCAGAGGCAGCAGAGCTGAAGGAAAAGGGATTTGTTGAGGATCCTGTCCGGAGGGCTGATCCTACAGCACAGGAAGGGACGGAAGGATCCGGTGAGGAAGAAGCTGCCCCTGCAGAAGCGGTACAGGCAGGGGAGAAAAAAGCATCAGGAAAAGGCTCTAACCGGGGGAAAACAAAGGAGACGGCAGAAAAGGATGACAGCAACGATTGACTGGGAAGAAATGCTGAAAAAAGTAAAGCTCAGGATCGGTGTGGCCGGGGAGGAAAACGACCCGGTCCTGCGCCTGATGCTGGAGGATGCAGTAACGGCGGTCACGTTGTTCTGCAACCGCGACGTATTCCCGTGGCAGTTGGAATATGTAGTACGCCACATGGTCGAGCGTGCTTTTGAGCGGGACAATGGCGACAACGTGGCGGCAATCAAGCGGGGGGATACCCAGATCACCTATGGAACGGCCATATCGCAGGATGACATGTCGCAGGAGGAGCGGGATATCTGCTGTAAGTTCCGCAGGCTGCGCGTCCTGTAGGGGGAGGCGGATATGAGGTTTGAAGATTTAAAATTTAAGACGGCAGGGAAGGCGGTTAAGAATGAGAGGAAAAAAGGAAGCAGATCTGCTGCAAAAAACGTACCACGACAGGCTGACGGTGGTACGGAAGCGGCTGGGAAGGGACCCGCAGACGCAAGAAAGCGTTGAACTGGAGGAAGTAGTCTATAAAGACGTCCTCTGCGCCCTGAGCCAGTCGGGGAACAATAAGCCGGACCGTCAGGAGTTTTATAGCGAGCGCCAGATGGGCGCTGTGCTGTTTACGCCCCCGGGGATCCTGCTGGAGGACAATGACATTGCAGTGGTGGTCACGGAGGCGGGGCAGACGGTTCAGGGAGTGACCGGGAGGACCTTTGCCTATATCTCCCACGGGGAGACGCCCCTCCAGACAGAGGGGCTGGCATGAGGAGCCTGGAGGATCTGGAGCGTGCCTTTGAACGGGGGCTGAACGCATGGGAG